TACTAGAAAGATTGACAAAAACTGTTTAATTATGAGGATTAATCATGTCTAGTTCGACAGTCAAAAAGGTAGTAGGCGTAGCCCTAATTTTAACTGGGGTGGGTGCTTTTGGGGCGGCGGCAGGACTATCGGCATTTGCGGTTGGTACTGTCACCTATGGCACATTAATAACCGTAGCAGGGTTGGCCGTTTTAAGTTCTGGTTTAACTACTGGAGTAAGTGGTGATGATATGCCTGACATGCAGGGCGTTGAAAGCTACGCCGGCTCAAAACTGCAAACCCAAAAAACAAACACAGCTCCAGTGCCGCAAATTTACGGCAAGCATAAAATGGCCGGCAATATTATTTGGCAAGATACCAATACTGCGGTTAATAGCGATAGTTCAACTAATGGTTATAACCGCGATTATTGGGCTGTGATTATATTGGCAGGCCATGAAATTGAGGATATTAATTATCTATATGCTGGCGAAGATACGATGAACTCGTTAGGAAGTGATAAATACGAAACCGAGTATGTGCATATTAAATTCTACAATAGCTCTTCAAGTGATCGTAATATCCAAAGTTTAGACTGGGTGAAGAATGACAGCGGCGCAACTGATACTGGTAGCACTCTAGGTTTAGCCTCAATTGTTATTCCAAGCGAAACAGCGTTTATATTAGTGCATCAAGTATTTGATGCTGAAGATAATAAAAACACAGCTATGGCAGGAATAACAGCAGAAGTTGAGGGTAAAAAAATAAGAACAATAACAAACAGCACCACTATCTCAACTACAAAAACTTACTCTACAAATCCTGCTGAAATTTTATTAGACCTCTTGACCACCGGTTTAAGTGTGGCTGATGCTGATATTGATATTGCAACTTTTTACAGCGCTAAAACAGATTGCTCATCAAATTCCTGGTCATGTGACATTGCATTGATGCAACAGGCCAACATACAGTCAATAATAGCTGATGTACTAGCAACGTGTCGCGGCAAAATTTTCCACTCAGAGAGCAAATGGAAATGCAAAATTGACACCAAATCTCAAAGCGTGGCCGATACCCTTACCAATGATGATGTGCTGGGCAATTCCCTATCTATAACTATGGCTGGCAGTAGCGCTATTGCCAATAAGGTAATTGTTAAATACGTAAACCCTAGCGATGAATGGTTGAGCGCTCAAAAAGTAAAAGAAGATACAACTTTGCAAACCTATGATGGCCAAACCATACAAAAGATACTAGATATTAAAGGCGTTACAAATGCTACCCATGCCGCTGAATTAGCTGAAATAACACTCAACACACTACGTTATAGCGAGGACTCTTCGGCAAATCGTGTCAAGCAAACACCGCTGACGATCACATTCGCCACCAGTGTTAAAAATGCACATTTAGAGGTTGGCGATGTTATCTCGTTAAACCATACGTTGTTGGATCGTGTAAGGCAGTTTTTATTGCTCTCAACCAACAATGATCAATCCGGCGTAATTCAAATATCAGCACGCGAATATTGTGAAACACATTTTAAAGATACATCAGGTAGTTATTTAATTTAAGGATAAATTATGGCTTATTTAGAAACAATAAATTTAGTAAAGGGCGATGACCTACCAGCGCTGGAAATAATCCTACGTGATTCCAACGCGGCGGCCAGTGGTCAGACACTTGATATTGGTGACGCTACTACGTGGGCGGCATTAGATTTAACCGATGTTAATGCTGTCAAGTTGAAATTCAGAAAAATCGGTATGGACACACTAGCAGATACTATATCGTTCACGCGCGTAGCACCTTACACCGATGGCAAGGTGGTGATGGATTGGGGCTCGACAACCCTTGATGATGGACATGGCGATTATGAGGGTGAGATTGAAATTACCTACACTGACGGCAAAGTGCTGACAGTGCCGGATTTGTTTAAATTTATTGTAAGAGAGCAGTTCTAATGATTAGAGCAACTATTACCTACGTAAAGGCATATCCGGATTACACAATCACAGTCGGATCGGAGTATAAATTTTATACCGAAACACTAACTATCAGCGAGGTGGTAGTGTTTGTTATAAATAAAAATCTGTCAGATAGTTTCACAACAACCGATGTTGCAGTCGTTGATATGACTAAACCAGTAGTTGATAGTTTTACCTTTGCAGACAGCCTCACTAGAACGGTCACTTATGTCCGTTCATTTAGTGATGCTTTCACTTTAGATGATGTTGCACAGGTTGACAAAGCTATAACGGCTGATAAAAGCAACGTAGCAACGATTACAGAGATATTAAGTTACGGCCTAACTAAACCATTAACAGATACCACAACACTCTCTGATGTGTACGCCAGCTTGGTGGCTAAAGTAGCGGCAGACTCGTTTAGTTTTGCTGATACATCAATTTTAACAAGCGGCAAAAACATATCTGACTCTTATTCATTCAGTGATACCAATATCTACAATTTAGGTAAGGGCGCAACTGACTCAATTTCAATGACGGAAGTGCCGGCATTTAGCCATAGCAAAATCTTCACCGATGCTTTCACTTTGGATGATGCAACGCTAGTAGATAAAGATTACTACGGCGTGAAAGGAAACGTGTTCTCATTTACTGACTCAATCAGTATTGTGAGAACGCCTAATGCGGCACTAGGAAACATGGTGCTGGGAACTCTACCTCTTAACTAAAAGGAGTAAAAAATGATAAACGATGATTTAAAACTAACAGGCGCAGTATCTATTGCTATTAATAATGAGGTGGTTAAAGAGATACCAAACCTTGTAGTGACAGATGGCAAAAAATGGGTAGCAGATCGTATGAATGATGCCAATACGGTCATGACTCATATGGCAATTGGAACGGGCACGAATGCGGCGGCGGCTGGTGATACTACATTGCAGACAGAGCTTGATAGGAACGCTTTAACGAGCACGACAGTCACTGATAACGAAGTGGCTTATGTTGCCTCATGGGCGGCCGCTGACGGAACGGGTGCAATTACAGAGGCCGCTCTTTTTGATGCATCGAGTGGTGGGGATTGTCTTGCCCGAACTGTCTTTAGTGTGGTCAATAAAGGTGCGGCAGATTCAATGACTGTTACATGGACAATCACAGTAAGTTAATTTATAGGAGGTGGCCAAATGGCTGTTAAATTTAGCAACAATGCCGTAACAACATTAGCGTCCGGAATATCCGGCGGAGCTACCTCATTTGAAGTAAACTCCAACAGCGGTTTTCCAACGCTTGGTGGCAGTGATTGGACGTATGTGACAATTGATGACGAGGTGGTCAAAGTAACGGCGATCAGTGGCACGACATTCACCTGTGATGCCACATCAGAGGCGCACTCTACTAGCGACAATGTAGAGTTGAGAATGACAGCTGAATTACTAAATGATTTTGCTGAAGATTTAGATGCTTACACTCACCCAACAAGCGCTGGCAACAAACACGTACCAACTGGCGGTAGTTCAGGGCAGTTTTTAAAGTATGACTCTTCAGGCACTGCGGTTTGGGCGGCAGATAATGATACTGTTTACACTCATCCCACTCATGACGGCGATGATATTGATGTTGATACTACTGCGCTAACTGGTGCTAGTGTTGTCAGCGATATTGATATAAATGTTACAACAGATACCAGTGGGCACGTTACAGACGCAAATGGTAGTATTTCAACACGCACCTTAACGCTTGCAAATCTTGGATATACTGGCGCAACTGATGCCAATAACTATTCTCACCCAACAAGTGCTGGAAATAAGCACGTACCAACTGGCGGTAGTTCAGGTGAGTTTTTAAAGTATGACTCTTCAGGCACTGCAGTTTGGGCATCGGACAATAATACTACCTATACAAGTTCTGATTTTACTCACGATGACTTAACAGGTTTTGTTGCTAATGAACATATAGATTGGACAGGCTCTTCGGCAGGAACTATCCACTCGTCTAACTATACTGATACTAATACTACTTACTCTGTTCAAGATGGTGAACTTTCTGAAAATAACTTTACTGATGCT